CCCTGGCGGCAACAAATCGGGTTTGGCGGCCATGAATACCCTGGCTGACAACATTGGTGCCAAGAACACTGTGTTCGTAGATGCATCTGGTATCGGCAGTGCAAACAAATCTACCGCAGATGATTTGATCCGGATCTTGGACAGATCCAGTCGATTTGATATTATAAAACAATTTTCAAACCAAGACGGCCTTGATATCAGCATAGTCAAAACCAGCAAGAAACGCACCTGGATCGAAAAGATCATTGGTCGTGCTACCAATCCCTATGCAAGAGATCCGCAGTCATTTACCACTGTGGTGGCCAAGACTGGATATACTCGTGCCGCAGGATTTTGTCTGGCCATGATAATAGAACTTGATAATCATCGTTATGCACTGATCAGTGCAGGCAATCAATCACGGGCCACCAGGAAAGATAGCCTGGATCGTGCCTTGAGCCGTTTATCGTTAGGGCAACTAGAAAGCCAGTTTAGAGACGACGGGTCTAGCAGTTTATTCTAGGTTAGTACTCACTAACTTTTGGCAAAATACAGGTTGACCTTGAAATAGATTTGTCATATTATAGATAATGCTAACATCATTAAACATAGCAATGGTGTGGCATTTTATTAACCGACGGACCCAGTCCGCTATAGAAAGGAAATACCATGGCTAAACGCCTCACACGCAAACTCACGGATGTGGTAGCAGAAGTTGAGCAACAACTCAAGGCTCACTATAACGTGACTCAAAAAGATCTAGACGCCTGGCGACATCGGGCCAAAAACCTAGGTTTTGAATTCCCCCAATCCACAACAGTGCCCATCGATGAACTTTACATCGACTATGAGGTACAGCGTGATGTGCTACACAAACACATCATCAACATCATGAAAAAGTGGGATCCACGTATCTGTAGTCCAGGATCTGCTTGCCGTATCGTAGGAAAGAAATGGACTTACTTGTATGACGCACAACATCGCACAGTGGCCGCAGCACTGTTGGGTTATACTGTGATTCCTTGTGCTGTGGTCGAAACCAACGATCCCAACTTTTCATCCTATGCGTTTGAAATGCTCAACGACACTGGTGTCAAAAGATTAACACCGGGAGATTTGCATCGCAATGCCTTGGTAAGGTACAAAAACGGCAGCCGCGAAAAACGCAACGTGGATGCCCGTACCATGCAAGACCAGTTTGACCATCTCTTGATCGATTTGCAGGACAAGAACAGCAGACAAAGTGATAATCTCCGCGGAGATCACGACTATTTCTTTAGCCATTTCAAGTATGCTCAGAAAAGCATCGAGATCGATGACTCGGGAAAGATCTTGTGCAACATCCTGAAGTCTATCAAAGAAACTTTTCCATTGCAGGAGGAGATTGATCAAGGTGTTTACATAGGCCTGCTGGAAATACAACGCCTAGCAGGAACCAATGTCAATGTAGATTTGCCCCCGGATTGGATGAAACAAGTTTTAGAAACCTGTAAGTCCGTGTTTAAATCGAGCCACCTCATACACAGCAAAGCCAAAGTCCAGTGGGAACACAGCCATCCCGGCGCCGGTTGGGTGGCTCCAGTGGCCATGAGCAATTTCCTTCGTGAACTTTATATCTATGCCGGCGGCAAAATTACCTTGCCTTTCCATGGCACAGGCTCTACTGTAGGCATTTTGGACAATCACATAGCATCTGGTTTATTTCCAAAGGAGTCTTTATGAAATTTCAATCATATGAAAAAATGATCGCGCATTTTGAAAAGATATCTAATATAGATAATTTCATAGCAGATGGATTTAAAAAAGTTTGTGATGTGCGCGGACGCGGTCATTGGCATTACCACAACATCAACGAGGACCTTTTATTCAGTGATCATCGTAGTTGGGTTTATCTTATTGTTTTAAACAAAATGATTGTCAAAATAGGAGAATCTGGAAACCCGTTGGGAATCAAGGCCTGGGCTGGCAATCAAGTTACTACTTTGAAGGGATCAAAATCTCGTTTAGGAAGATTGTGCAATGGCGACGGTACAGATAACGAGATACGCCGTAAGTTAAATGTCTATATAGAAGAAGGTCATTCTGTAACAATTTGGGCAAAACGATGTCCAATAGAATTTGCATATCTAACCATTGCTGGAAAAGATGTTTCAGTAAAATATACCATTCACAAGGATTTAGAACAGGCTATACTAGAGTATTTCAAAAAAGAAACAGGCCAATTACCTTTGTTAAACAAGGCTCGCAAATGAATTTACAAGAATCATTACAGTCGTTTACTACGCCGGTTTACGGCAAGACGGTGCGCGGTGCCGAAACCTATCAGACTGTGTCTGATTATTGTGTAAAAAATCTCACGAGATTGATTGCGGAATATCACGCAGTACAAAACAATCAGCAATTGCTACGAGAGATGCGCAACGATATTGACAATTACATTCGCAGATATCACGAATACTGTATACAACAAAGAGACGGTATGGGCGCACACTATCACGAAGTGGGTGCAGATGAGGAATGCGATTTTGAGCATTTGATACCTGCGGCTCGTATCCGTGATCTTTTGTTAGCCAACAAGATCATAGTCGAGCAGGCTTTGAATGCACCCACCGTGGTTTTAAGCCGTGCCAAACATCGTGCGCTGAAAGATGCTGGCTGGGCGTCCAAAACTCCAGATATGTGGCGGCCATTCCGTAGATATAGTCAAGTGTTTACAGCACAGTATCAGACCTACGATGGTACGGCAATTGATCCTGAAACCTGGACGCTAGAACAGCATTATGCGTATTTCCGGCATCTTGTTATCGTTTGACCAATAATTGCTGATCTGTTATAATGTGTATATGGACAAATTCTTATATACTTTTGGACTCAGTCGAGATCAGCGTGAACTAATTGATCGATATCTTAGTCCCGCCACAGAATCCAGCACGGTCAAGGGCGTGCCCTTAGATCAGTTGGCTCAAGTCAAACACCTAATCAGACTCTGCAGTCCAGGCCGAATCATCAGCGTGAAATATCGCGGTCCCAGGCACGATTGGACAAGAAGCACTTGCCTCAAACGTGATGCCAGATCGGCGGCTGTGTATGTTTACTAGACCAGACTACAGGAATTTTACTTGGCAGTTGAAATGGATCGGTACTGTTTTGACCCTGGTGGGTGCTGTGTTGACCAGCGTTGACATCCAGCCCTGGAATGTGTGGCTCTTGAACATTGGTTCGGCTGTGTTTGTATGGTGGGCCTGTCGTATACGTGACGGTGCAATGATCACAGTGAACGTGGGTCTTTTGTTAATCTACTCAATTGGAACCATTATTAGACTATGAATACCATTATTGAGCAGTTGGAAGCAGACGCCAGTAGATTGGCCAAGCAGGCCATAGTGGAGCAGGTGTTGACCCAGCAAGGTGTGGATGGCGAGTTTGCCCAAGGCGCACGTATGGCCTACGATGCCATGATAACCTTTGGTGTGAAAAAAGTAGCGGAGTCTAAACAGTCAGGATCGGGACTGGCATGGGCAGACTTCTGTGAACTTGCTCAAAAACTGGCCACCAGAGCGCTCACTGGAGACGCCGCACGTGATGCCATTGCTGATGCCATGCGCCAGGCTACCCAAGAACAGTGGAACGGCTGGTATAGGCGTATCTTGATCAAGGACCTGCGCTGTGGCGTTTCGGAAAAGACCATCAATGATGTGGCACAGCAATTGTTCAAACAAGAGATCGTGCCTGTGTTTGCCGTGCAGTTGGCGCACGATGGTGCCAACCACGAAAGCAAGATCACAGGTGAAAAGATGGTGGAGGTCAAACTAGACGGCGTGCGTGTGGTCACTATCGTACACCCAGATGGCCGTGTGAACCAATACAGCCGCAATGGCAAAGAATTCGTTAACTTTGACCGCATCCGACAGCAGTTTGAATCAATTGCTGGCACACTCACAGAGCCCTGGGTGTACGACGGTGAAGTTATGTCTAGTTCATTCCAGGATCTCATGAGGCAAGTGCATCGTAAAAGTGATGTGCAGGCCGATGATTCAGTGTTGCACCTGTTTGATAGACTCACACTGGAAGAATTCCAGCAGGGTCAGTCACAAGAATCACAGCAGGCACGCACCCAAGCCTTGATAGGTTGGCATCACTCAGTGCGTGATCGCCTGCCAAATGTTCAGGTC